CTTGGCGCCGGTATTTCCGAGGTGAAATCGTCAGCGCCGAAAACTTTCAATATAAATATCGAGTCACTCGTCAAAGAGTTCACCGTTCAATTGACTAACTTACAAGAGTCGAAAGCGGCAATAAAAGAGGAAATAACCAAAGTTTTACTCGAGGCCGTCAATGACTTACAAATACAAGCCGGACAATGAGCGAAAGGAAATTTAACCCCCCAGGGGTTTCGAGCGTTATAAGAGTCGGGTCAAATGGCAATTTTGCCTTACCAAGTGGCCGGGGTCTTGTCTCGACGGCCGTTCGTGCTTTTGTGATAAGTCAATCGGGTCTCGAGAGAGCAAACCCGCCTCAATTTGACGAGCCCCCGGCTTGGACGCCTGACGAGCCGATCAAACAATCGGTTCTCGGTACCCCCATTTGGACGAATTTAAAATTTCCGGCCGGTAATTACCAAACGCTCGACGGCGAGATAATTGAGTTCGATGGGCTCGAAATTGACTCGGTTCTTATAACCGTATCGCAATCGAAAAACATTGTCACGACGGCAATACAAGGGCGAAACGGTACTGTCAAAGAGTATATCTCAGACGGCGACTATATGGTACAAATTTCGGGCGCCCTGGTTGGTGCACAAGCCGACGTTTTCCCCGAGGCTGATTTTGCCGACCTCATTGAGATTTTAAAGGCGCCGGTTTCGATAAAAGTCGAGAGTGAGTTTCTTAATTTTTTCGACATTTTTGAGCTCGCGGTTACCGGATACGAGACGCCGCAAACCGCCGGCTTTCGAAATATGCAATATTTCAGTATTTCGGCACTCAGCGACGCGCCGATCGAACTCAAAGAGATATAATGTTAAGACCCAGGGCCGAAATAAAAACCGCAAACTTGAGCTTTGATTTCCTCACCGAAATCGAGATCGTTTCGTCATGGGAAAACTTTACCGATAAGGCCGAGGTCAAATTGCCGTCGAAATTCAAAAAGGGCGGCGAGACAATCGTCTCGGGCTCAAACAATCTTTTCAAAAGGGGCGAGTCGATCACGGTCGACCTGGGGTATTTTCCGAACCTGACTCGCGTTTTCAACGGGTTTATCGCGGGGGTCAAACCCGACTCGCCCCTCTCTTTGAAATTGGAAAATGAGGCTTACTTGTTCAAACAAAAAAACATTACAACCTCATTTGAGAAAATATCGCTCGCCGGACTTATGGCCGAGCTCTCGCCGATACCGTTCGAAACCGTCGACGCCGAACTCGGCTCGCTCAGGCTTACGAACGTGAATTTTGCCCAGGTCCTCGACGAACTTCGCGAGACTTACGGCTTGGTTTCGTTTTGCCGCAACGGTAAATTGTACGTCGGCCTCGCTTATTGGCCCGACCAAAGAGTCGAGCACAAATTGAGCTTTCAAAAGCACGTTATCAGCTCAGACCTCGAGTATATGAGGGCCGACGACGTCAAGATCAAAGTGAAAGCGATTTCAATGAAACCCGACAACAAAAAAATCGAGGTCGAGGTCGGTGATCCTGAGGGGGCTCAAAAGACAATGCACTTTTACAACCTTGACGAAAAAGAGCTCAGAGCGGCCGCCGAGAGAGAGTTGCCTCGGCTTGTTTATGAGGGTTACCGGGGGACGTTTACAACGTTCGGCGAGCCGGTTGTAAAACACGGCGACGGCGTGACGCTTACCGACCTCAAGTTTCCCGAGCGAGAGGGTACATATCTCGTTGACCAGGTTACAACCAGGCAATCGGTGAGCGGCGGTTATCGCCAGGAAATAAAACTCGGCCCGAAAATATGAGCGACGCGAAAATAAAATCGGCAATCAAAAAGCTCGCAAGCGACCCAAACGCCGAGCTTTACTCGAAACCTTGCGAGGTTGTTTCGGTGAGTAACTCGAAACGAACTTGTGTCGTGCAGCCCTTTGACGGCTCGGCGAAAATTTACAACGTTCGCTTGCAAGCGGCCGAGGCAAACGAGACCGGTTTGTTTTTAAAACCAAAGGTCGGCTCGTCGGTGATTGTGACCTTTTTGAGCAAAAATTTCGCTTTCGTCTCACTTACAACAGACATCGACGAGGTTGTTTTGAAGTGTGACAAGGTTACAATCAACGACGGCACCCTCGGGGGTGTGCCGATAAGTGGAAAAATCGCCGAAAGATTGTTAAGGCTTGAGGTACAATTACAGGCTCTTTGTGCTTTATTTGACGCTCATACTCATTTGGTAATTTTACCCGTACCGAGTACACCGTCAGCGCCGCCGTTACCTCTTGCGAGCCCTATTATTACGCCGCAATTGCAACCGCCGACGACGCCGGTTTACCTTGAGGACACGAAAGTAAAACATTGACGCAATGGCAAAGGAAAAGGCTCAAGATTTCATTTTCACCGACGACCTCGTAATTCAAAACGGGGACTTTCTCGTTGACGAAAGCGATACAATGCACATTGAGCACATTTTAAAGGCCGACAAGGGTCAATTTCGTCAATGGCCGCTCATTGGTGTCGGCGCTTTGAGGTTGAAGGGGGCGTCTGTTGATCGGGTGGCGATTTCCCAGGCGATAAGGGTGCAACTTATGGCCGATAATTTCCTCGTGAAATCGGTAAAGGTTTCCTCGGGTGATCAAATGAGGGTACAAATTGACGCAAAACGACGCAAATAATGGGGTTCGTAAAGGTTAATATGACAAGGGTCGCAACGTTGCAAAACATTCTCGACGTTGCCGTTCAAGAGTACGGTTCAATCGAGGGCCTTTTTAAGGTTATCGACCAAAACCCCGACCTTGACCTTTCAATTGACGCGGCCTTACTTGGCGGCCCGTATATCGGCGACCTTATCAACGCCGACAACCGGACCGAGCAAGAGATTGAACTCGTAACAAAATTTTTTCTCGACGATCAAATTGTCGTCAATGAAGATATGAACGTTTTTTTTGGTGGCGCTTATTCTGACGGTTATTCTGAGGGGTACGTTATCGACTAACAAATAAAACAATGACAAGAGCCGAACTCAATGCTTTTATTCTCGAGAAATTGCCCGACAATATTCTCAAACTTATCACGCCGGAAAAACACCGCCAAGTTGAGGCGGCAATACTCGATTACGTCGACCAATTGGGCGACGATATGAGCGACGCCCTCTCGACGGGTCTTTCGACAAAGGTTTCAAACTCGACGTATAACTCGGGCCTCGCCTCTCAAGCGGCGGTCAATAGTAATTTTTCGGTAATCATTGGGACCTTGTTCGAGGGCTTGACTTACCGAGGTACTTACGAGACTTTCGAGGAACTCGAGACGGCTTTGCCTGGCCCCCCTGGTGACGATTACGCCTCGGGCGATTACGCGGTTGTCGATAACGGCGCCGACCCGGCGGTCGTTTACATTTGGGACACCGTCGACGGTTGGGTGATTGGCTCGCCGCCGGTCGCGGTCAGTTATGTAACCGGAACGAGGGACGAGATCGACGAGCTTGTTGACGACGGCTTGTTAAAACCAAGGGCGACGTATTTTATCACAGAGGCAAGCTCGGGGTCACTCAGGTCTTTACTTTTGAGAGCAATATCGACCAACTCTTTCGATAAACAAGGGGTCGGTTTTTTTGAGGTGCCGAGTTTTTCGATTGGCGACATATCGGCCGACTCAAGTTTCTCGGGGTGCCCCATACCGGCGAACGATTTCAAAGGGGTTTGGACGATTGCGCTCGAGAGCTCACTCGTAAACGGCGACGTTGTGCAATTGGGCGGGAAGCACTTTCAAGTTACATCGGCCGCGTCAATGGACGGAACGGGCCCGGACCCCGACGCAATTGCTAACGGTTTCACACCTCTCGAATTTGGGGCGGCAAACGTTGGTTATACGCTCGAGGGTGACGTTATCGAGTACGACTACCAATTTGGACAAAATACCCTCAGGATTGACAAGAGAAACAACGTCGTAAGAGGTCAAGAGGCAATCGACTCTTTTCAATGGGGCAATAACGAGGTTTTCGAAAACGTTGTTTTCCCCGGCGCAACCTGGACTTGTATCGACCAACGAGGAACAATAAAAAACAACCAGGTCACCGGTGAGGTAAACGTTCAAACGGGTTCAAGACACGCCGGCACGATTGAAAGAACATTTTTCGGCGGCGGCGGTTACGATATCGTTGCCCAAAAAACAGACGCCAACGAGCGAGTTTCGGGTTGTCACATTTTGCCGCCCGACGATTACGGGGACATATCTCTCAGGGAGGCCGACGACGATATCGGTAAAACGATCACCCCTTTCTTTTCGAATTTTTCGGGCGTTATCGGTGCGGTCGGTGACGAAATTAGTTTCGAGAGCGCTTTTTTTTCTCATTTGGGCGTAATTGTGGCTCAAGAGAGCGCCGGTACAATTGTCAACAAAATAAAACCGTTGACACCCTCAAACCCAAGTTTCGAAATGATTTTTGAAATGAGGGCCGACATTGGTCAGGTTTTAAGATTTCGGCCAACTCAACCCGTCGACGTTGCTGACAATTACTTTATTTTGTTTCCCGGTAACTCGAACGCAATTTTAACCCTTGACGGCGATAAACAACACTTTGCCAAATTTCGGGCTCGAATTATGAGTTTACCCGGCGGGCTCTTTTTTGTCAACGAGCTCGTCGAAACAAACGCTCAGGTAATAGGGCCCGCAAGATACAAAGCGACATTGACCCAAACCGGGACCGACGCGCCGGTTGCTTCAGTTATCGAAAACACGCTCGACCCTGACGTTTACTCGCCGGCTCTTTCTTACGTTAGCGTCGGAAATTACGAGCTTGACTTTGGGGCGGCAATCACCCCCTCAAAGGTGGCGATAAGAGGCGCCGGTCGTTCGGTGAACAATATCGCGAAAGAGGTTCACTATGAATTTACCGGCTCGACGATAAATATTTACACCCAAGACGGCGCCTCGGTTAACATTAACGACGTGCTCACAAACCAACTTATTGAGTTTGAAATTTACCCTTAAAAATGGCTCGGACAATTACGGAAATATACGACGCGCTTATCTCGGAAAAAGAGAACCTTGACGCCCTGAGCGGCCTGGTTCCGGCGCCCGATAATCACCAAACATTTTTACAAGACCTCACCTCGACGAGCAAGGTCGCAATTTGGCGCCTTTTCCTTTGGATTGTTGCCGTTGCAATATGGGCTCACGAAACCCTTTTCGATCGTTATGAGGCAAAAATTATCGACTTAAAATATAAATTGATCACTCACACCCCGCTTTGGTGGCAACAACGAGCTCTCGAGTTTCAATTCGGTTACACCCTGACTTGGAACGGCGCTCAATTTGTTTACACAACAATCGACGAGGTCGCGAAAATCGTGAAACGCTCGGCGGTCGTTGTTTCCCAAGGCGTCGTGAGAATAAAGGTCGCCAAGCTCGACGGCGGCGGTTTGC